ATTCAATTTAGAGTTGAATCTATGGATTATTATATGACATTTGTATCGTCGGCTCCTTCTTATTCATATGAGTTGGAAGATCGTAACGATAAGATAAGATATTATTCTCTTACTCAAAATTATACAGTTTATGGATTCTGGGTATTGGGTAAAGAATTTAATACTATATTAAAGGTAATATCGAATATTTATGAAATAATGAGTTCTGGAGATCCAGTTTCAACTGAATTATTAGATACTATTACGATTATACCTGCTTAAATTTAGATACTATCATCTCTACGTAGAGAAATTAATCCTGAGGAATAACTTATGTACAAATTAAATAAAGGGGATTTATAATGGCATATCACGTATCTCCCGGTGTGTTTTGGCGCGAAATCGATCTTAGTAACTACATTCCAACCTTATCTTCAACTCAAGTAGGTATAGTTACAACTGCTACTAAAGGTCCGATAAATGATAAAGAGTTAATTACCAATAAAGATCAACTAGTAAAAATGTTTGGTTACCCATCCATGCCTCATTATGGTCTATATGCTGCCTTACAGTATTTAGAAGAGGGTAATCAATGTTGGATAATTAGAGCTGAATCAGAAGCTAGTCCATGCACATATGCGACTGTAGATTTAGTGGATATTCATGGAGACCCAATAGTATTTAGATCATTGACTCCAGGTACTTTTTATAACACAATGAATATAGAGGTTGATCACGCATCTCCATCTAGACATATTGGTTATGATTATGATTTAGCTTTAGCTACAGGTGATGTTGATGGACCATGGTCGATTACTGTAGATGTTGGAAAAGAAATTTTAGTTCCCGAAACTTTTACACTATCTATTGACGGTACTGTAGCAGTAAAAGATAACGGACTTGGAGTATTAATACCAGCTGTTATTGGTAATGGTTACTCAGGTACTATTAATTATAAAGAGGGAACAGCAGTTCTAACCTCAACCATAGTTGATATTAGAACTAAAGTAGCTACTATTAAAACTATGTTTAATACATCATTTACATTAATAGTCTACAAAACTATTGAACGTAAACGTTATGTATTAGAAGAGTTCAAAAATCTATCATTAGACTTAGATAACGAGAAGTATTATAAAAATGTAATTAAAAAGTCATTTATTTTTGATACCTTCGATACTGAAGTAATTCCTGCAAGTGGAAGTTATCCATTTAGTGGAGGTAGTGATGGTCTTGAAAATATAGATGCTTCAGATTATATTGGTACTTATTTAGGTAATAAGAAGACTGGACTGCAGATTTTTGGAAGCCCGGATGAAATTGACTTAAATGCTATAGCTATTCCAGGCATTAGCAATGATGCTGTAGTTCAAGCACTGGTATCAATGGCTGAGACTCGAAAAGATTGTATAGCTCTATTAGACTGCCCTGCTGGATTTACTCCAGAGGATGTAGCAGACTGGGCTAATGGTATAAATGAGTTTAGTGACCGTAATGCAGTTAATTCAAGTTACGCAGCTATATACTATCCATGGGTAAAGATGTTGGATACGTATAATGACAAAGAAATTTTTGTACCACCGTCAGGATTTGTAATGGCTGCATTTGCTGCGGTTGATAGAACTTATGATGTATGGTGGGCTCCAGCAGGTCACAATGTAGGTCCTATTAAGAACACCATTGGAGTTGAAAGGTCATTAACTCGTGGTGAGATGGATTTTCTATATGAAAATCGGATTAATCCAGTAGTTAATCCTAGTCACCAAGGTATAATGTTATACGGTCAAAAGACTACTCAAATTTACGCAACTGCTAGAGATCGTATTAACGTACGTAGATTATTAATTTATATTGAAAAAGTTATAACTACTTCAATGATGCCATTTGTATTTAAGCCTGCTCATAATCATACTTATAAGCAAGTAACAGATATGATTCAACCTTATCTTGATGGTTTAGTTGGACGTGGAGCATTATACGAAGGAGTATGCGTATGTAATGACGTAATTAATACTCCGGAAGTTATAAATCGTAACGAAATGATAGTCAATATATTCCTAAAACCAGTAAAATCTGCTGAAATTATTACTCTTAATTTTGTTATAGTAGAGACTGGAGCTAATATTCAAGAGTTAACTGGTCGCCAATTTTCCTAATTAAGGAGTAATAATTATGCCTACTATGAGTTTGCCTTATAAAATAGTTAGTGAAGGGGTATTAGCAGGAGAGCCTATTCGCAATAACAATTGGGAAGTAATTATAGCTAAGCTTCCTAATATACTAATGAATGTTAAAACGATGCCGTTACCTAACTATTCATCTAGTCCTATTGAAATTTATCATTTTAATGAGAAATTAAAGGTAGCAGGGGCTATTGACTTACCTTCATTAACATTGGAAGTTTATGATACTGTTCAACCTGAGATATTTCAACAAATTTGGGATTGGTGGACTGAGGTATATGATTGCAGAACTGGTCAAGTAGGATATGCAGAAACTTATAAATGTAAGGGAACTTTAACTCAGTATACATCAAAAGGAGATAAAGTAAGAGACTGGGATTTAATAGGATTATGGCCAGTAAATGTTAACCCTGGATCACTAGATTATAGCTCTGCTGACCCAGTTAGCGTATCGATTGAGCTATCTATTGACAAAGCAATTCCATTAATAAGTCGCAGCGGTGGCGGTGACTAAGAGGATTAAATAGTTATGAGTTCATTTATTATTAAAGATACAGTATTTGAATTACCAAGTCAGGGTAAATGTTATACTGACTTTAAGTTGATCACTGAAGATAGCGTTAGAATTAGACCCTTTATTGCAGCAGACCAAAAAGTCTTAGCTGGCTCAGGGAGCGATCCCTATAAAATTTATCATAATATATTATCTAAGATATTAGTTGAGCCTAAAGGTCTTGATTATGACAAATTGTTATTGAGCGATGTTAATGCAATATTGTTTGCAGTTCGTATTATGACTTATGGTGCAGAATATGGAGTTGAATATAAATGTCCTAGCTGCGGAGCTCAGAATAATGTTAAGTTAAGTCTAATGGATGTAGATGTAGTTTATGCAAATGAATTAGATGATTTCTCGTTCACTCATGAATTAATAATTCCAAAAGGCGATACAATAACATTTCATCTACCTACTTTAGAAGATGAAAAACTGGCTGCTCAAGCAGTAACTGCAATTAAAAAGAGAACTGGAAGCATAGATAATTATGAAATTGAAAAGTCTTTTGCTAGAAATGCCAGTTTAATAGATGAAATAAATGGTGAAAAAGTAATACATACAATTAAGAAAATAGAGTATCTTAATAACATGCCGGCTAATGTTTATAATGACTTTATTGAATTAATATCTTCTAAGGATGTTGGTATCTCACCTACCGTAGATATTGAATGTCCTAGTTGCCAATGGGTAGATGATGTTAGATTAGGGATTACAGCGGAGTTTTTTCGTCCCAAATCCAAGAGAACTTGACTATATTTATGAAGTTCAATTTTGGTTAACATATGTTGGTAGATTTTCTTGGATGGATACCGAACATATGACTCATATAGAGCGAGAAGTATTTATACGTAAGCTAATTGACCAGAAACAAAAAGAGCATGATGAAATGGAAAAGGCTAAAGCTGAGGCAAAAGCTAAATCAAGTTCATCTCATAAACCATCTAGACGTAGGTAGATTTAAATGCTAGAAGATGTTAAATTAGTCAAATTAATTACTACTGAAATAGTTATAGCAAAAATTAAAGATATGTCGGACCATGATAAAATATTATTAGTAAGTCCATATGTATTAATACCGTCGAGAGATGGATTAGCTATTGCAAATTGGCTACCTTTTTGTGATAATAACTCGGTTGAAATTAATCTCAGTCATGTGTTATTTATATCAACTCCCGTCGATGATATATGTACTCAATATCGACAAGCTACTAGTGATATTATAATACCTAAAATTAACCCTAAATTCCAGACTAACTAATTATGGCTAGAGCTACTGATTCTCAAGTATTGATGGATTCTTTAGTCCAAGAATTAAGGTCAATAAATCCAGTATTGGATTCTAATGATTTTATTACTTTAAAGAGTCTAAGAGATATAAAGAAGTCCATTGTTCAGGAGACTTCAGTAGATTCTAGTAATTTAATTAATAATACCAGTTTAGATATTAAACTACCTAAACTTAATAATAAAAACGATCTTTCATTATTACTAGACCCTCTTGAAGGTATCAAAGATAATACAAAGAGTTTGTTAGATGAAGTAATTAAAGATAAACCATTTATTAAAGGTGAATTATCAAAGAGTAATTTACCAGTACCTGTAGAGTTAACTCCGGTAGATGTTAGTCAACTTCAAGATTCAGTTAATGGTGCAGATGACTCAGTATCTGATTTTACTAGATTGATGAATAAACATATTAATAATTATAATAAAATTACAACAGCTTTAGAAGATACCAAGAATAAAATTGATAAAGTTTATAATAACCCAATGGTTATTAGAGGTATTAATTTTATAAAAAGTAAATATGAGTCTATGGTGGATTACTTTGCTAGAACTGGTGAGATAGAACCTCCTTCTCCTTCTGGGCCTCCATTAGACCCTGAGTCAATTAAAAGATCATTAATTAAATTTATATTAGGTCCATTTACAGAAAAGGCTAAAGAGGCATTAAAAAGATTAGCCTTAGTAGATGAATTTATAAAGTTTAAAAATGCAGCTTTAAATTTTTCAGATCAATATGATAGTATTTCAAAATTAACTGATGAATACTATAAAAATTTAAAGCAAGTTAGAATGATTACTGCAGGCATAGGTAAGGATACTGGCCTTATATCCTCTACCAATGTATTATGGAATAAACAGTATGTAGATATAACTAAGTCTATGGGTTTAGCAGTAGGTCATTATGGAATGATGCTATCAGATGCCCAAGATATGATAGTTGCACTTCACGAAGGAGGTAATTTATGGGGACATACTACTAAGCAATTAACTGAAATAGTAAAAGTAGGCCATGAATTAGGTGCAGCTTTTGACTTAGGAAATGAGTCAGGGTCAATAGTAAGCGACTTATTAACTATGGGGTATCAAGCTAAGGGTATAAGAGACTTAGGTAAATCTTTAAATCAATTTGGTAAGTCAGCTGGACTAAGTGCAGGTCAGATGGGTCAAGTTCTTAAATCAACTGTTGACTGGGTTAAACAGTTTGGTAGATCTGATCCTAAAATGATGGAAAGAGTAGCACTATCAAGTGCTAAAGCATTTAAAGTTATGAAATCTATGAATATGGATTATTCGTCTTCTAATCAAGCATGGAAACAATCAATTGGGGATCTTCAAGAAAATCAATGGTTATTCGCTGAAATTGCTAGAAATACTGGCAAGTCTATTAGAGATGTAATGGAAGAGTCAACTAATAGTGAAGCATTTTTTACTGAGCAATCTCAACGTGTAGCTTTGACTAAAGGTTTAGGTGTAGCTGGATTAACTGACGCAAATTCTCTAATTACAGCTGATGCGCTTGAAAAACAAGTTGCAGTTAAAGAAATGATGGCTAGAATTCCTGGAATGACTCAGGATGCAGGAAATCTAATATTTGAAGGGCTAAGAAGTAGTGTTATAGAGGCTGGACAAAAACAGGGTCCTATTGATATAGCAAAACATCTCGAACTTAAATGGAAAGTAAAGTACGGTCCAGGTGAAGTTGAACGGGATGAAGCATGGAATAAAACTTTAAAGGAGTTAAATAATTCAGTTGATGAGTTATGGGATACGTTTAGCTCTATGTGGAATTTGATAAAGTCTACTATTGGTAA